CTGAAACGAAATCTGAATCAAAATCGGAGAGTAAATCGGAAAGTAAGACTGAAGAAAAGAAAGAAGAAACTAAATCGGAAAGCAAAGAAGAAAAGAAAGAAGAATCAAAGTCAGAGGAGAAAAAAGAGGAGAAGAAGGAAGAATCTAAAGAAGAAAAGAAAGAGGAGAAGAAGGAAGAAAAGAAAAAAGAGGAAAAAAAGAAATCCGTAGCAAACCCAATGATGTTAGCATCTGATTTGGCTGGTACGGAAGATATGGAAGGTAGATATGCTGTAATGATGAGTGTAGGTGTATCCAAATCATCCTTAATGGGTGATAAATCATATTCAGCTACCGCACTTATTTGGAGTACTCTAAACCAATTTGCATTGAGTGCTGGGGTTACTAAGATGGATTTTGAGGAGGGCAAATTAAATGCGATACATTCATACGGAACTACATTTGCGTACCTTAAAGGAACTCTAATGAACCTTAATGGATACACCTATATCAAACCACATCCTAAGTACGGAACATTTGGTTATAATGTGGGTGTGATTACCCTAATGATGCCTAGAATGGGTGAGAGTGGGTATGATGTATCCCTAAGTGCATCCGCAGTTGGATTTTGGATGAAACCATTTCAGTATAGTAGAAAAGTTACTCTAACCCCTCAATTATTTGTAATGCAATCACCAATAGCTTGGAATACAATGACGGGTAATAGTTCGGTAACTAGAACGCCAGGTGTAATTGTAGGATTGGGATATGATTACAAAATAAGTAAAAGATTTGCATTATCTACATCGTATAGAGGTGCTATGACCTTCGAACCTAATTTTAATTTATTACATAACTTCCAAATTGGTTCAAAGATGTTATTTTAGAATAACTGAATATTTATACACATAAAATAATATATTATGAAAAAATTTGTTAATTTCAAAAACATTGCCATAGCAGCTTTGGTTATTTACATACTTTTACAATGGTTTAATCCAGGTGGAGTAATGCCAGGTGGAAGAACTATCAGAATTGATGGTAAAAAATATGAAGTATTAAAGCATACAATTGATACTATCGAAGTTGAGAAAGTAAAAGTAGTAACCAAAAAAGGTGAAGATATTGTACATGAAGTAATCGATGTAGATACTTTGGTTCTTAAAGAATTGGTTAATGTTGATAGTGCAGCAATTTTAAGAGATTACTTAGCAAAGGTAGTTTACAAAGATACATTAATATTAGATGGTGGATTGGGAACTATCGCTCTAACTGATACTATTACAAAGAATAGAATCTTAGGTAGAACTTGGGATGCTAAAGTAAAAGAAAGAATTGTTAAAGAAGAACTTATCGTTAAAGAGCCTGCAAAGAATCAATTATATTATGGTTTGAATGCTGGATTTAATAAAGAAGATTATGTTTCTGCAGTTGGAGCTGGTTTGATTCTTAAAACTAAAAAAGATAAAATCTACAACTTAAACATTGGTGTAAATAATAGAACTGTTGATGGAACTAATGGTTCGTTCTCACCTTATGTTGGATTTGGTACATATTGGAAAATTAAAGTAAAAAAATAATATGATAAAACTTACTCAACTAAACGAAGCATCGGAAGTAAAATTCAAAGAATTAAAACCTATTCAACAAAAACAGGTTGTGGCATTTCAAAGAGTAATTGGTGCAGACCATTCTCAAATTTTTGCTGGTATTCACGGAATGGTTGTAGATATCCCAGCAAGAGGTAATTTTGGAACTGGTTATCGTTTTGGAGCTGATACTCTTAAAAAATTATTAGCATTAAAGATTCGTTGGGTTGAAGCGGATGGTGATGTAATTTCAATAGGATTTTAATATGATAAAGTTAAAAGATATAATAAACGAAGTAAAATTGCAAAAAGGTAAAACCTATGGTGGAACTAAATGCGAAGGTGGCTGTTTTGTTGGTAAAGAAGGTTTAAAGAAGATAATTAAAATATCAAAGGATTCTCCTAAAGATGTTTTTATGTTTAGAGATGATAACTATTCTGGATTACAACCACACTTTGTTAAAGATGGTGTAATTGCAAAAGCAACTGTACTTAATCCGGCTTACGATTTGGAAAAGAATAAAGTAAGAAGTTTGAATATTGGCAAGGATGTAATTCTTTCAGTAAGATTATTTGTATCAACAAACGAATCAGTAAACGAAGGATTGTATCATGTAGGATATAATAAAGGTAGAGGACAGGGTACGGGAGTTTTTAAAGATTCTTATTCATCATATAAAGATGCTAAGAAAGCAGTAGAAAAACTTGAAAAAGAAAGAGGTGGTTCATATAATATGGTTGCTTATTATGTAGCCGATAAAGATGGTAAATTTGTAAGAGAATCCGTAAAAGAAGCGGCATTCAAATCACCGGATTATATTGTTACATCCATTCCTGCTTCCGCAATCCCACAAACTAATATATCAAAAGCAGATGTTGGGTTAGGATTATCTATGTTTGATGCATTAGGTAGAGGTTGGACACTAAATAACAAAGATTATAAATTAGATTACCACAATGGTAAAGTTGCTTTAGTTTTAACAAAGCAAGGTAAATTAGCAGTAAGGGTTAAGAGTGGACATGACCCAAAGTATGTAGAAAAAATAGAAAAGTTTGCTAATGATTATTTGAGTAAATTTGCTAAAACCATAAAGAAAAAAGAATCAGTAACGGAAGCAAAAACACCTTACGAAGTATATCATAAATCATATACATCAGCTATTGAAGCAGCTAGAGAATATGCGGAGAAGAAAGGATTTGAAATAGATAATGATGATTCTTTTACAAAAATAGGAATGGGTCCTAGAAAACCATCGGAAGGTAAAACTAATAGTTTTAGCATACAATTATCTAAAGATGGTAAGTTACAAAGAAAGCAACTTCATATCCAAGTATATGGTATGAAAAATTCTTATGAGCTAAACGCGTACATCGGATAATAAATGAAACTTAAAGAGTGCATTATTGTATCTAAGGAAATAAATGATAAGTTCATCCTAGCTAAAAATAGAGATAGAGCTTACAACCCATCTTTAGAAATTGTACACACTATCGTTGATGGTGTGGAAATTGCATATTTGCACGATTTAGTAACCGATTGGAGTGAAGGTTTAAATGAAAATGGAATTGGAGTTGTAAACTCTGCACTATTGGTTGGACACGATGAAGCTGAACATAAAATTGTAAAAAAAGGTGGAAAGCCAGGACCTGATGGCGATAAGATGAGGAACATCATCAAACAGCCTACTCTGATGAAAGCAGTAAGAGCTGCATTACTTTATAAAGGTAAGAGTGGATTATCTTTGAAAGGACATACATTTGTATCATCACCAAAACACATGGTTAGTATTGAAACTACATCTAAGCATAAGCCTGATGTTAAACTTCAAAACTCCGAATCACCTGTTGTTCGTACAAATCACGGACACATGTTTACTGATGCCGGATATACAAATGGAGAAAAATATCTGAGTTCAAAATTAAGAAAGATATCAGCAGAAAAATCAGTTGATAAGGTAGAAGATTGGAAAGGAATAGCACAAGCTATGAGAAAGGAATACTTTCCAAAGAGACCGGCTCTTAATATGAAAAGAGATACAAAAGAGATGTCTACTTCATCTCAAACCGTAATGAACCTAACGGATAAGGTATTACAAATAACATACTTTAAGAACAAAGTAAACGAATTCAAAGGTATTAATAGACAACTACCCGAAGGATATCAACCTAAGATTACAATTGAAGTAATCGCAATTTAATTTCAACATTTTAATAGAACCATATTTATATACATACAAAATGTAAATATATTAACATGTCAACAGAATTCGAATTATTTAAAGGAAAGAATCTAAGTTCTCTATTTGAGGATATATATAACAACCAATTATCAAAAAAATCAAAAATAAGTGCTTTAATAGAAGAACTTAAAAAGATGATTAAACACTCCGGTGATGTAGCAAGTGTGGGCCCTATTTTATCTTCACTAATCGATAGTTCGGTAAAAAATGATGACCAATTAGTTAAATTAGCAACAATCGCAACTAAAATTATAGCATCGGAAAAAAAGGCAGAAGGACAGGATGGTTTCCTAACCGAGTTTGAAAAAAATCAATTATTGCAAGATTTAGAAGATACTAAAGCAGAAGTTGAAAGAGTGGATGACTTAGAATTTGAATTAGAAGATTTAAAAAAGAAAATGAAGTAATATGTCATTAGGAAATTCACAAATAAGCGCAGTAAATTCTGTACAAAATAGTGGTACTAAACCTCCAATTGGATTTGGTGTAGTATATTCTGTAATTTTAGATGAAACCCATCCATATTTAAAATCACTTGATGCTGCGCAAATTGAAGCTAAGGGAGAATCTTCATATATCGGTGCAGTACAGTATAGGGTTGTAGGACAACCATCAACAGATGATGCATCATTACCAATTGCATTTCCCTATGATAAGCATTTTAAAACACTACCTGTAATAAATGAATCGGTAGAAATTGTACAAACAAATGGTACTGCCTATTATAGAAGAATTGGTGCAGAGCGAACACCAAACATAGATACTAAAAAAACAGTAATATCCGAATTATTCAGACCTGAACCAACAACTGAAGATAAAAGTAAAAATTACAAAACAGTTGAACAAACAGGAACTCCAATGAGTAATGTAGATGAATCAGCTAAATATAACAAATATGGTGATTATTTTGTAGAGGAGCCTGGTGTTCATAAATTAAAATTGTATGAAGGTGATAGTTTAGTAGAAACTCGTTTCGGTCAATCTATACGATTTTCCGCATTTAATAATTCTGAAAAAACATTTTCACCTACAATAATATTAAGAAATGGTGAAAACGCTGAATCAAAAAAACAACTAATAAAATTACCAACAGAAGAAAACATAAATACGGATGGTAGTGTAATTGTATTAAGCTCCAATCAATATCAATTACCATTTCAACCCGGAACATTATCAGATAAAGGTTCATCTGATTTCGAAACTAAACCGAATACGTTTAAAGCTTTTCCATCTAAATTAATAGGAGACCAAATTTTAATTAATTCTGGTAGAGTTATTATTTCATCAAAGAATGCTGAAATGATATTCTTTTCAAAAAAGAATTATGGATTTATATCCGATGGTGCGATGTCAATTGATAATAAATTGGGAATTGATATAACGGTGGGAGATAATATAAATGTAACAGCGGCGGATAGAGATATAAATTTCAATACATCTAATGGCAAGATAAATTTGGGTAATACAAAGTTAGAACCATTGGTAAAAGGTGATAGTTGGGTTAAGTTAATGGAAGAATTAATAGATGCAATAGTGGCACAAGAATTTCTAACACCATCAGGACCTTCGGCAACTGGACCGGTAAATAAACCAACATTTAATACAATAAAATCTAAATTAAAATCCGTATTAAGTGAATTAAACAAAACTTCTTAAAAAATGTCTTGGGAAACCTTTAGAGAAAATATTTTAAGAGTTGTAACAAACCCAGAATCAATAAAATCTACGGATACTATTGCTGATTTGTATGCTACTGAATATGATGCTGCTATAAAAAGAGGAAGTGATATTTTGTTTCAATCAAAGATGAAAACAGGAAATGTGCAATCTTTGAAACTATTAATGAAATCTGCATTAGATAGTGGTGTATCTCAAAAAGAACCATACGATTTGGTTGGGGAGATGGGAAAGGGGGTTTTAGCTTATTGGGCAGGGGCACAATTAGACCCATCATCCGTACCATCACCACCCGCAACACCACCAGCAACTGGAGCAGTTCAAAATATTCAAATTGTATCTATCGTATGTACCAATAGTGGACAGTGGCAACAGCCCACATTAGGAGGAAGTGAGCCTGATTTAAGAGAGGGTGAAACCGAAAATGATGATATGCCTGATACTGATATTGGTGAAACTGAGGAATTATTAGGAGAAGTTCCTCAAGATGAAGAATCGGAGGACCCTCAAGTAGTACAAGAAACTAATTCAACATTTAATAGTAATCCTGAAGAAGTGGTATTTAATGATGAAGATGAGGTAGGTACTCCAAAACCACCAACCCCAATACTACCACCACCACCAAAACCACCAACTCCAGTAAGTGGTGGTGAAGATGTTGATAATAGTGATTTTGTCGAAGATGACCCTAATAGACCACTTCCAAAAATATATAAAAATGTGGGAGCAACGGCACCACCACCTCCACCTGGTTTAGCAAGTTTTGGAAATGGTAAAATACCAAAAGATAAACTAGGAAGTATAGACGCATCGTATGGGGGAGGTATATTACACATTGAGGCCGCAAGAATGTATAACAAAATGATAGCACAGGCCAAAAAAGAAGGAGTTAAGTGGAGAGTGTCATCTACATATAGAGATTATGCTGGACAAGTAGCGTGTTTTGAGAAGTATGGTTCAAGTAGTGCTGCTACACCCGGAAAGTCTCCACACGGATGGGGGTTATCAACTGATTTTGGTGAGATAGCCGGTATGCAACAAACACGTGCAAGAGCATTAGGAGTTGGTAGAGCAACGCCCGCACCTGCTAGATATACACGTGAAAATTCCAAAATATATCAATGGTTGGCTGCAAATGGGCCAAAATATGGATGGTATAATCCATATAGATTAGCCGATGGTGGTGGTATGGATGAAGCTTGGCATTGGGAATATTGGGGGTTCTATACATTAACAAAAGAACAAAGACAATCGTAATATGGGAGCTATACAACCAACCAAAAATCATAAGCTACTGATTGATGAGTTTATACGATATGCTCAACAACATCTAAATACGGTTAGTGGTATTGTAAATACAGTATCTACATACCCACCATTAAATACGCCAGGTCCTGGTATATCTAATTGGTCTGGTTATACTGTCCAACTTGCGAAACCATCGGTAGATGAATTTTTACCTGATGATGAGGAAGAAGCAAAGGCGATACAAACTGATATACTTGTAGAATATCCAAAGACTGCCCAAATTTATGAATCCGAATTTAATGATGAAGATGAGGTTGGTACACCAAAAAGTCCAACAGAAGTTATACAACTACAAAAAGAATTAACAAACGATACTAATACAGGTGGTACTCGTACTGGTGGAGGTGGAGGTGGAGGTGGAGGTGATGCTGCTTTATATAAAAAAGTTGGAAATGGACTTTGGCCAGCTTTAGGTGAAGGACCTTCTCCAAATTTTGAAGTATCAAGTACGGAGGGGTCTAGAACTTGGTATAAACAAAATCCAGCGTACATAAAACAAAATTGTACACAAATATTATTTCCAACAAAAAGTGGTGATAAAAAAATAACAGTACATAAAGACCTTGCAGCAATAGTTCAGCCCGCAATTAATGAAATAAAAAAACAAGGTTTGCAAAAATATATTGAAAATTGTGCAGGTGGGCTTGCTGTACGAAATGTTACTGGAGGTACCCGTTTATCCAATCATGCTTGGGGAACTGCGATAGATATGAATACTATAAAATATCCGTATGGGTATAAATTTGGTGATGATGGTATTTATGTTGGTAAGGTTAAGAAGCGAGATTTTGATGAATTTGATAGGGGATTTTTAAAAGTTGCAGAAATTTTTAAATCAAAAGGTATGACTTGGTTAAGAAACTTTGACCCTATGCACGTATCTATCTATGAATAAATCCCAAAAATAACAATTCAAATATTTATAAACATAACAAATAATAAAGTATGAATACGGACAAATTATTAAAAGCCATTCAGATTCTTATTAAAGAGGAACTTAAAGAACAATTACCTGCTTTAATTAAGGAAGGTGTGAAGGCTGAGATGAAAAAAATGTTAGCAGAGGGTAAACAACCTGCTAAAGAAAAAACTACTGGATTATCAATGGCTAAAGCTATGTTAGATGATGAGCTTATTGAAGAATCGGTATCTAATAACTTAGTACCACAAAAACAATTCAGTAAAAACCCAATAATTAATCAAATCCTTAATGAAACACGCGGTGGAATTCCACAAGGAGATAGTGGGTTTAGAACAATGAATTTTGGACAAGGTGACATGGGTTCTATTGTAGGTAAAACGGCAATTGCTGAAAAAATGGGTTATGGTGATTTGGCAAGAGGACCTCAACCAACCGGATTGGGTGTAAATACCGGAGTGGCTGAATTAGATAAGGCTTTTAACAGAGATTATTCTGAATTAGTAAAAAGATTTAAGAAGTAACAATGGCAATTGTATTAGGACAGAAGTTAGTACAAGATACGAAAAAATTTGATGATTTTGCGATAGGTATAACCTTGCCAATTCAAATTGGTAATACTGCATTTAATCAAAGTTTTAAAACAATTGAGCAAGCTAGTTCTAATATTAGAAATTTATTATTAACAAAAAAAGGTGAAAGAGTGATGCAACCTAATTTTGGAAGTGGACTGCAAGAATTACTTTTTGATTTTAATGATGATACTTTGGCTGAAAAAATAGAAGAAACTATAAACGAAGCCATAACAAATTGGTTACCTTATATAACTGTTGAAACAATTAATGTAGAAGCATCAGATTTTGATAAAGATACAAACACAGTAAAGATATCAATTGATTTTAGTATTTTTGGAAATCCGGAATTGAATACTGTAACTTTTAATTTGGGCGCATAATAATATAGAATATGTCAATAACAATAACAAATAGAAATTTTAAAAATAAAGGAAAAGATATAAAATATCTTAATAAAGATTTTGCATCATTTAGAGGTAATTTAATTGAATTTGCAAAAACTTATTTCCCCAAAACATATTCTGATTTTAATGAATCATCACCGGGTATGATGTTTATAGAAATGGCATCATATATAGGTGATTCTTTATCATATTATATTGATGATACGTTGAAGGAATCCTTAATGACTTATGCGGAAGACCCTCAAAGTGTATTAGCGTTAGCTCAATATTTAGGATACAAACCAAAAGTAACATCTCCTGCAATAACTACATTAAGTGTATATCAATTAGTACCATCTATTGGAGTTGGTATTAATAACAAACCAGATGAAAAATTTTATCTAAGAATAAAAGAGGGATTACTAAGTAATTCGACAAACAATAATATTGTTTTTAGAACTATCGATATAGTTGATTTTTCAGATGAAATTGGTAGAGAAATATCAATATATCAAAGAGATGCAAATACTGGAGAACCTTTGTTTTATTTGGTTAAAAAATATGTACAAGCATTATCTGGTGAATTAAGAGAAAAAGAAGTAAATTTTACAAACTATGTTCCTTTTCAAAAAATTGATTTGGATGAAACTAATGTAATTCAAATTTATGATGTTAGGGATTCAAATGGTAATAAGTGGTATGAAGTTCCATATCTTGGACAAGAAATGGTTTTTGTAGATACTCCAAACACCGAAATAAACGATCCTGATTTATATCAATTTAAATCAACTGTACCATTTATTTTAAAAACAATAAAAACTGCAAGACGATTTGTAACAAAGGTAAATCAAAACAATACAACTAGTATTCAGTTTGGTGCTGGTGATTCATCGGCATCGGATGAACAATTAATTCCAAATCTTAAAAATGTGGGGTTAGGATTACCAAATTCTATTAGTAGATTAGAAGAATCATTTGACCCAACAAACTTCTTAAAAACAAAGTCATACGGAACATCTCCATCAAATACTACTATGATTGTAAAGTATATGGTAGGTGGTGGTGTGGAATCAAATATTGCTGTTGGGGAATTAACAAAAATCAATACTATCGAATTTGAAGAAGATATCGATACATTCAATGCAGTGGATTTTAATATATACTCTCAAATAAAAAATTCAGTAGCTATTGATAATGAAATACCTGGTACAGGTGGTAGAGGTACTGAAAGCTTAGAAGAAATAAGACAAAATTCATTAGCAAATTTTGGTTCTCAAAATAGAGCAGTAACTGCAAATGATTACCAAGTAAGAGCTTTATCAATGCCTTCTAAATTTGGAGCAGTTGCCAAAGCATTTGCAGTAGCGGATGGAACATTGGATAACAATTCACCTGCATCTATATTAGCATCCCCAAATCACCTACAAGAATTCACCGATTTGGTTATGAGTTTTGTAAATAAACCTGATAGTGAAGAACCAAATGAACAATCTGTAAAGCAAGATATAACTAGATTTTTAATTGGTAAGACATCAAATGAAAATGAAAAAAATAATCCATTTGCTATTAATTTATATTTGTTAGGATATAATGTTAATGGGCATTTAACTGGATTGAGTAGAGGTGTTAAAGAGAATTTAAAAACTTATATGAATGAATATAGGTTACTAACTGATGGAATTAATATGTTAGATGGATTTGTAATTAATATCGGAATTGAATTTGAAATAATTACATTTGGAAATTATAATAAGAGTGAGATTGTTACACGTTGTATAGATGAATTGAAACAATATTTTAGTGTAGATAATTGGACATTTAATCAAACTATTAATTTAAGTGAAGTTGAATTGTTAATAGCTAATGTTGAGGGAGTATCATCTGTTCCTATACTTAAAATAACAAATAAATGTGGTGGAAAATATTCACCAAATTCATATAATATAGAAGCGGCAACTAAAGCTAAGATTGTATATCCATCTTTAGACCCATCGGTTTTTGAAATTAAATATCCGGATTCGGACATAAAAGGCAGAGTAAGATAATGGCATACTATTTCCTAACAGCATCAAAAGATGCATCGATATATTTACAACAACCAAATCAAAATACCGGTTTGGATGAAATATTAGAAATCAGTAAAATTTACTATGGTAATATTAAAGATGTGTCACGTGCTCTTTTAAAATTTGAAGTAGGATTCTTATCTTCCTCGTTGGTGAATAATAGTATTAAGTTAGAAGAAGCTACTCTTATATTAAAAGAAACAAAGAGTGAAGAATTACCACTGGAATATACATTATATGCGTATCCAATATCTCAAAGTTGGCAAATGGGTACTGGTACCCGATTTGATAATGTATCAACTCAAGGTGTAACTTGGAATTATAGAGAAGGTGATACTAAATTAGATTGGTTGCAGAATGGGTTAGCACCTAATAGTGATAGTAATCCAAATAATGGACAAGGTGGTACTTGGTGGACAACCACAAGCATAACTCAGGATTTCCAATACCAAACAGCCGATTTAGAAATGAATGTAAAACCATTACTAAGAAGTTGGATGAGTGGTTCTATACCAAACGATGGATTAATAATTAAATTTGATGATACATTAGAAAATAATACACAGGATTATGGTGTTATAAAATTATTTAGTAAAGAAACAAATACAATATATCAACCAAAAATTAGAATTGGTTGGGATGACCAATCTTTCATAACGGGCTCATTAACTCAATTAGTAGCATCTGATATTAAAGTAGGAATTACTAATTTGAAAAAAGAATATAAAGCAGAAACAACTCCAACTATGAGAATATTTGCTAGAGAGTTATATCCTTTAAAAACTTTTACAAATACATTTGCATATACTGATATAAAATATTTACCACAAACATCATACTACCAAATTAAAGATTTTGCTTCCGATGATATTATAATACCATTTAGTAATTACTCAAAATTAAATTGTGATTCTAATGGAAATTATATAAAACTAAATCTTTCAAATTGGGAAGCTGGACGAGTTTATAAGATTGAATTTAAAATTGATAACGATGGTGATGTTCAATATTTTGATAATGAATTAACTTTCAATGTTGTAAAAGATTAAAAATGGTAAAAACAGGATTAAAAAACGAAAAAAAAGTTGGGCAGATTTTAGTTAGTGGTTCATTGGCACTTACCACTAAAAACTCGTTTGGTGTCCATGTGTTTAGTGGTTCTGTTGAGGAAGATGGTATCGTTTCTGGAAAATTATCAAGACCGAAATACAAAGAATCGGAATTATTAAAATCCATAGATACTACAATTATAGAATTAATTCCAGTAGAGGCTCCAGTTTTACCTGAAATGGTTCTAAAAACAATCTATGATGCAGCATTAGTTGAAATTGCTAATAGAGATATTATAATAACACAATTAAATGCGGATATATTAGATTTAAGAGCAAAAGTAACAGAGTTAGAAATAGTTACTCAAAGTTTAATAGTTCAAATTGATGGAAAAGATTTAGTTGTTGCAACGGCCGAAAACCAAACACAACAAGCCAATGCTAAAGTTACTGGTACAATAGTTGAACTTCAAAATTCAATACAAAAAGCAACCGCTGAATCAATTCAAAGAGTTTCTTTATTTGCAAGAAATCAAACATTAGAAAAGCAGGTAGACCAGTTGAGAGAAGAATTATTTGGTAAAGCTGCTAAAATACAAGAAGGATTTAAAGTATCTGATGACTTTGCTGCTAAAGTGGCAAATATTTCTGATAAACAATATCCTGATTTAACATTTAGAGGTAGAGCAAAAGATGATGGTAGGGGAACTTGGGTTAATGGTCCTGAATTAAGGATTGCAAATTTTACAAAAAAGCCCGTTACTATTACATTTTCACAAGATGGTGCAATTGCCGGTATATTCAACCCAATACCACCACTTACTCTAAAACCCGGTGAAAATAAAGGCGTTAAAGTATCTACAATCGATAAAAAGGTTGATGGATATAAACCAAACGCCGGATTTGGATTTACTGGAGATACGGAGTATAATGGAAATCTTATTTTAAAATCGGAAGTGGGTACACTTAATCTTCCGGTGGCATTACAAAAACAAAGAGGAAACCAATGGGGTGGATAAAATAAATTAAAATGGCAGTAAAGAAGTTTAAAGATATTATAGATTATAAAGGATACCGAATTAACTCAAAAGATAGAAAAATTTTTGAGGAAGGAAATCTACAATCTTTTTTTGGGTTTGGTGATAAAGATGCTATTGAATTTATTGTATATGATATCAATGATAATCAA